TCACTTCTAGCTTCCTACGAAGCTTTCTATTACTAATTAAAAGATTGTTTGATATAGACAAATCTACATAGTCTTTAGTGTCTTTTAATTCATCTAACTTATCAATATCATCCTCGTTTACTACTCTGAACTTTTTAAATATCGGTGAGTATGTGTTAGGTACAAAATTGATTTTATGAGTGTTTAGGTCGAGAATTGTGATACCTTTTTGGTCACCCATATCATTTCTATCCATTTGATACGGAGATCCTATAAACGAGAAATTCTTATTGACTTGTGTAATATGTATGTGTCCTGAAAAAACATGTTTATACTTACTAAAGTTATCAACATCAATTTTATCAGCATTTCTATGAGCCACTGAATTTAAGTGCATTAAACATCCATTTAAATCAGAGTGACAGAATAGATAATCACCTGGATTATTATCAATTTCTTTAATCATATCTAATCTTTTTTCAATCCAAGGCATAAGAACCAATCTTTGACCATTTGCTTCTATTATTGTCGTATTTGTATAAACACTTACATTATTAACGTGATTGAATAGTCTAACAGAGTTTATATCATTCGATCCTTTGTTCCATAAGTCATGGTTACCAACTATAATATGTAGTGGAAGTATCTCAGATAATTCTAGTAGTATCTTCTCTGCTTTATATGAAGCAATGATAGGAATAGACGTTCTATTGTCGTATAAGTCACCACAATGAATAAGAATGTCACCTGGTTTAGCGTTTTCTCTTATGTAAGGAATAAAAGAGTTATAGAAATAATCTTCCATCATATCTAACCACTTATCTAAGTTGTTAAGATATACTCCAAAATGCCAATCCGTTGTTATAAAAACTTTCATTAATTAGTTTTTCTTTTTATATGAAATTATTATGATATTGTTTCTTTTCTTCTAGCTTCTCTGGCACATTTTTCACAGCCACTTCCTGCATATAGATGTCCATTTGGAGTCTGTTCAAACTCTCCATGTATTTTACATATTATTTTGACTTTACTTCTGCAATTTTCATAGACTAATAAGTCATAGTTATACTTATAGTTGTGTTTAATATTTGACTTTTCGACAAAATCTTTACTTTTTTTACTTCTTCTATTAAGAGACTTTACTTCTTTTATAATGGCATTTTCTTTAGACTTGCAATTTTTATTACAAAACTTTCTATCAGGTCTACCCCATATAATCTCTTTGTTGCAATATCTATAATTACAGTTCATTATTCTATTTATTAAAAAGTGGAAATGGCATTTTTTACAACATAATTTTTAAAATTGAGATAAAGGAAGAAAGAAGTAAAATATATAACTTATAAAAAATAATTAAAAAATTATGCCGTTACCACATTTTACAAATCTATTAAACACAGGTTCGCCAGGAGGTCCTGGTACGTTACCTGACGAGGTAGTATATCTTAATTTATTTGAGGTTACCTTTGTATTACCTGTTATTTTACAAACTCAAGGTAGAAACCCTATTTTACTTCTTCAAAATGCTTTGAACATTGATATGAACTTAACGCAATTTGACGTTGGTGTTAAAGAACAAAGATTTAAGTATTCAACTCGTCAGTTCTTGACAACTCCAACTAAAACCTCTGGTGAATTTAACATTAAATTTAATGTTAATGTTAACCAACAAGGTTCTATGGAGACTTGGAATGCTTTAAAAGCTTGGTACGATTTAGTATTCAATTCACAAAATGGTTCTCTTCACTATAAAAGTGATATTATTGCAACTGTTATCGTTAACCAACATGATAAAAAAGGTGTTGTATTAAGACGTGTAACTTATCAAAACGTACAAATTAAACAATTGGCGGGTTATGCTTTAGATTGGACATCAAATAATATTATTGAATCGGTTCAAGCTGATTTTATCTATGATTACTTTATTGATGAGTATATTGACAATAACTTTGTTATTAATCCTCCACTTATTGCTGGATTCTAATTTTTAGATTCTAAAAATATTGAAATAAAAAAATCACCAGGTGATTTTTTTATGTATTATATTAAATAAAAAACCCACTTATTAGTGGGTTTTTTCTTAGAATTTTGGTATGTTATTTGACATATTACTAGCGTTTTTCATCATTGAATTAGCATCAAAATTTGGCATTCCTTTTTGTTGATCCTGTTCCTGTTTCTTTCTAGAACTATCTTCTTCTTCAACAATCTCGTTAACCAATTTAATGTTTTCTTCGAACATCCAAAAGGGCCATTCATCCATAGCTATCTCTTGAGTGTGAAAGTGCTTTTGTAAAAGAAGTTTATTCTTTAATATATGCTTCAAAGGCATCATGAACAACGAAAATACCTGACGCTCCGTTGGGAAATTGCATATCTGTGCGGACCTCCTCACCGCACGTACATGTTTTTTTCAACTCTTTAATACCAAAAGTCATTTTACTAACAGCCGCATTCAAAAACTGAAAAGAAATATCATCAATTTCTTCAAAGTCTTTTAACTTAGCTTTAACTCCTTCATAGGTAATAGATGTTCTATTAGATAACATAAAAGGAATAATCTTTAAGAAAGAAAGATTTGGAGTTCTTTTTTCATTATTTTCTTTTAAGATATAATCAGTAAAAGCCTTTTGAAGACCAATATTTGGTGGTGTTAATTCAAACTCTTTTCCATTTACGGTTGTAAAGAAATAAGATCTTGAAGAATTGCTAAAGTATTTATCAAGTTTATCATCAATTTCATGGAATGAGAAGTAATCTCTTTTCAACTCTAATTGTAATTCTTCACCACATCCACATTTTGTACTTACTGTTAGTGAATTACCTTGTTGAAATGTTAATTCTCTAACCAAGAAAATTAAAAATAATCTATCTTGGTCTTTTATTTCAAGATAAGATCCCATTTTACCATCTGAATATTTAATTCTAACGCAAGATTGAAGAATATCATTCATTTTTTCGACAATATCGTAAAAATTTTGGTCATCAACCATTGAGTAAGCTTGAATTTCTTTTACTTGAGCTGGTCTTACCATGAAAACTGTACCTACTGGATAAAAAGCACCACATGGAAGTTCTTTAATATCAAAATTAAAATATTGAAGATCAGTAGTTCTTGTAGTATCAATTTTTGGTTGTTCTACAAATGGAATGTCATTGTTTTTTTTATCTTTGGAAGAGTCTAAACTACCTAAATGTTTTTTTAAGTATTCTTCTTCGCTCATGTTTTTTGGTTCAGACATAATTTTTATTATTTTTTATTTATATATTCATAGAATAGTTATTCCTATTAAATTATCTTATAATTATAAAAAAAAAAAGAGGAAAGTTTTCACTTTCCTCTTTTTTATTAAAAAATTTATTAATTATTATCCATTAATGAATCCACCTGCAGAGATAGCACCGGTTCTTAAGATAGTAATATTGTTAACAATAATACCCATTCCTTTGATTGGCTCAACATATGTATCTAAAACACCAATTTGGTTATCAATGATTTCATTAGTGTTGTTTTCTTCATCCATTTTATTAAAGTAGTTGTATAAACCATTCTTACTTACATAAGTCTCACAGATAACATCTGCTCTAAGTTTAATTTCAGCTCTAATATCAGGTGTATTAAATTTCCATTGGAAGTCTAATAACATTCTTGATAATTCTCTTTCAAGTTCAATAAGAACTTCTCTAACGTGTAGATATGAAAGAGCTGACTTGTAAAGTGTCTGGGCTGTATTTTCAGTCTCAATTACATTTCCTCTATTTCTTTTGAATACAATAGGATTCATTTGAGCTTGATTAATAAACTCTATATCAGTTTGAGTGAAATCCATTTCAGTTGATACTATGTTAGTAATTCTACCATTAGTAACACCCGCTGCAATTGTCCAAGGAACTATTCCACTTATGTTAGAAATGTGCTTTCTCATATAAGTTGTAGCGGCCCATGCTGCTGGTGGAACTTCAATTGGTCTACCATTATCGTTAACAGTTACATAAGGCATAAAGTAACCCACTGTTGTAGTACCTGCTCCTTCTCCAAATGAGTAAAGAAATGCTGGAGAACTTTCAGGATCGCCACCTTTAGCAACAAACTCAAGTTGTAAAGTACCTTCGGCGTTTACAAAGCTAGGTGATGATGAATTTTTAAATGATTTCATTGAAGGCATATTCAAAATTCCAAGAGCATCTAATCTTTCACCACAGATATCAACTAATTGTTGTTTAGATCTTTCTGTTAAACCAAGACCAAATGAATCAATTAAATATCTAAAATCGATAGCTTCTTTATTTGTTACTGCTTTGAATAAAGGCGTTCCTTTAGCAATTAAGTTAAGAATAGAATTTTGTTTGGATTCAGTTCCGTCTGGTAAAGAAGCTTGTCTAACTCTAAATCCTTTAAGTGATATACATTTATAGGTAGTAGCATAGTTATCAATAGATGTGTATCTAGTTGTTTGTAAATCACCACTAAAGTTAACCTTATCAATTCTAGAATCACAAGTAACTTCTACTAATGTAGCATCACCAGAATATTGTTTTTTACTCAAAATTCTTGTAAGTTTTCTTGGAACTTCACCAATTGCTAATACTGCTGTCGGATCGACATATGCAGCCAAGTAGTCACCAGTTCTAACTTCGGTATATCGAGATCCTTTCATAAGAATCTTATTAGGTATTTGAACATATCCTGTAGGAACTTCAATTTCAACAGTTTGTTTAAAGTTTGATTTAGCTGATTGTATATAGAATGTATTATTAGATATTGTATCAACTGCTTCAACTGCTGTGAAACCTTCGTCCATAAAGGCAACTTCTAAAGTATTATCATTGTTTAAGTACATTTTTAAGTAATGTTTCTTTAAGTAATCATAAATAATACTTACATCAAATATTTCTTCATATACAACTTCTTCAACAACTTCATAGGCCCAATACCAAGATCCGCCACCAGTTATGTAACCAAGATTAGTAGCTAAAGTGGCTGGGCTAGCAGCATTTGCTATTGTAAATGATCCAGTATTAAGAACTGAATCAGGAACACTAAATTGTTCATATGTAGCATATGATGGATTTGTACTTGTACTAGTTTCAAATATTACATAGTTGTAACCAGC